CCGAAATGCTGGAACCACCAAGAGCCTTTGTCGAACACGACAACGGCACCGTCACCCTCGCCCCATGATCCGCGCCCTCCAGCTCCTCCTCGTCCTCACCGCCGCCCTCCCCGCCGCAGGCTGCACCGCCTGGGCCATCGCCGCCAAACACGCCGAGATCAAACGCATCGAGCAGGACTGGGGCGTCCACAAACCCCGCCAAAGTGTTAAGGACTCACAATGACTGAATCAACCCTAGGCTCTAAAATCTCTGACCGCTATGAAACGCTGGTGGCGGTGCGGCGTCCGTGGGAAACACTTTGGCAGGAGGTGGCAAAATACGTCATGCCTCGGCGCGGGCCTGGGTTGAGTGGCACGGTGAGCCTTCCCTCCACAACGGACGCTGACACGCTCTTCGACACCACCGCAGTTCGCGCCAACCTCACTCTTGCCAACGGTCAACTCGCGTGGATGTCACCGATGGAAGCGGCATGGTTTGGGTTCGAGCCACCGGACGGCATCGAGGAGGACGAGGCGAAACGCTTTCTGGGTAAGGCGGGGCAGACGGCGCGGAACAAGCTGGCGGGGTCCAACTTCTATTTGGCGGTGCATGAGTTCTATCTGGACCGTGGCGGATTCGGGACGGCTTGCCTTTACTTGGAGAAGTCCAAACTTCGCAACGGCAACGAGCGGTTGAACGCGCAATGCTGGCCGGTGGGAACCTATGTCATTGACGAGGATGCGGATGGACAGGTGGACACGGTGATTCGGTCCTTCAAGCTCTCGGCCCGTCAAGCGGTGCAGAAGTTCGGGGCTGACAAGGTGAGTGCTAAGATTCTCGCGGCCTCCGAAGACCCGAAGAAGCAGGGGGAAAAGTTCGAGTTTCTTCACGCCATCTACCCACGCGAAGATGCAGAACGCGACCTGAAGAAAAAAGATGCTACCAATATGCCCATTGCCTCCGTTTACATGGAGAAGGACGGTGACAAGATGGTGAACATGGTGGGCGGCTACCCTGAAATGCCCGTGTTCGTCTCTCGGTATTTGGAATGGGGAACGGGGCTGGGCGGGATGTATGGTTGGTGTCCGTCATTCGTGGCGCTGCCTGAAGCTCGCCAACTGAACTTCCTTCAAATGTGGATGGATGCGATGGCGGAACGCCTAGCTGATCCGCCTTGGCTGGCACCGGATGAACTGGAGGGCGAGATTGACGCCAACCCTCGCGGCGTCACCTACTTTTCCCGTGATCTGGCGGCGGCTAATGCGCTGCCTCGTCCGCTGACGGCTGACATTGGCAATGTCCAAGCTTTGCTTGAACGGATCAAGGAGCGGCAAGGGTCGGTCAATGATGCCTTCCATGTCGATCTGTTCCAGATGTTCAGCCAACTTCAAAAGCAGATGACGGCGCGGGAGGTGGCGGAACGTTCACAAGAGAAGCTGATTCAGTTCTCACCCACCTTTGCCCGTCTCACTTCCGAGCTTTTCAATCCGCTGCTTGAACGGGTGTTTTCGATTGGTCTTGTGTCCGGCTGGTTTGGCGAAGTGCCGCAATCCCTGCGGCGTCCAATTTCAGAAACGGAAGAGTTTGTTCCCAACCCATCCATTCAATACTCTTCCCGAATTGCGCTCTCGCTGCGGGCGCTGCCAACCCTGGGCTATATGCGGACGCTGGAGCGGCTGCAAATGGTGGCGCAACTCAACCCGTCCGTTCTGGACAACTATGATTTTGATGCCGCTGAACGCACCGCCGCCCTGACCGATGGTGTGCCGCCTGAGTTCCTGCGGCCTGAAGAGGCACGGGATGAGATGCGGGCTGCGCGGGCGGAAGCGGAAGCAGCGGCCCAGCAGCAGGAACAGGCGATGATGATGGCGGATGCAGCGGCAAAGGTGGGCAAGGTTCCGGCTGAATCTCCTGTGGGGCAAGCAGTTAACAACGCACTTCAAGCAGCATGACCATTGAGGAAGCCAAAACCAAAGAGGAACAGGCACGGCGCGATCTGGCGCATTGCTACGCCCGTGTTCTGCTGGGCAATGACGACGGTAAGCGGGTGCTGCGTGACCTGCGGGCCAAGTTCGGCACGGATCGCGCTGTATTCAGGCGGCAGCACGGCCAGCGGTATGATGCCCTAGAAGCGGCGGTGTATGAGGGCGAGCGGCGGGTGATGGCTGACATCGAGGCAGCACTAAAAACAGCGGCTCCCGGCCAATGGGCTGAATCCCTGATCTGACTTTTTTCCATGCAATACGAACACCCACACATCACCGTGTCCAGCCCAGCGCCGGGACATTACGTCATCGCTGGCCTTCGCGCCGGTTCCACCTCAACTGAAGAAGGGAGGTTGGTGCATCCGATGTCGGTTCACATTTCACCCGAAGTTCCCAACGATCTTCTTTATGCGATTATCAATGACCGGGGCGCGGTGCCTGGGCCTGTGACGGTGGAAGATGTGGGTGGTGTTAAGGACTCCGTAATCGAAACAAACGAAACGGGGGCGCTGGGCCTGATTCTTGAAGCCCTCAAGGACAAGCCGATGAGGATTCGGGATTTGGCTGACAAGGTGGGTGTCGTGACGGTGGACGACATCAAGGCTCTGGCGGGCAACGGTTTCGAGATTGGAAACGCTGGCTGGGTGAAACTCTCGGTTGAAGGAGGTGAAGCATGAACTGGCTCCTTTGGAATCGCGGGCGGCTGATGGAAGGTGAAGGCGGCGAAGGTGCTTCTGGTGGTGGTGACGGTGGCGCGGCTGGTGGCGCTACGCTCTTGGGTGGTGATGGTGGCGCTGCTCCTGCGGCTGGCGAAAGCGCGGCTCCTGCTGCGTGGACTTGGGCCAAGGAAGATGGCTCTTTCAGTGAAGGCTGGGTGGACAAACTACCGGAGAACCTGCGCGGTCATGCGGCCTTGAAGGTGATGCCCTCGGTGATCGACCTCGCCAAGTCCTACGTTGAGACGAAAAGCATGGTGGGCAAAAAGTTGGAGGCTCCCGGCGAAGGCGCAACGCCTGAACAACTCGCATCTTGGCGAAAGGTGGTGGGTGCTCCTGAAACTCCAGAGGGTTACTTGGGTGAGTCGAAGTCACTGCGGCCTGATGCCATCCCTGAAACACTTTGGGACGGCAACAGTGAGAAGGCGTTTCTGGCGTTGGCTCACAAGCACAACCTACCACCGGGGGCGGTCAAAGAGATCCTTGGCTTCTATGGCGAGTCTCTGACCAAAGGGGTTCAGATGAGCGCGGAAGCGGAAGCGGCTCACCTCACGGCGGAAACGGGCAAACTGCGCGAAGCGTGGGGGACAGAGTTTGACTCCCAGCTTGGCCTTGCTTCACGGGTGGCGAAAACGGCGGGCCTTGATCCGGCAACCAACCCCATCTTTGCGGATGCGGAGGTGGTGAAGGCGTTCGCCAAGCTGGGCAAGATGTTTTCTGAAACCTCCCTTGTGGCTGGTGACACCTCATCCTCGGCAAGCGGCGGCGTCACTCAACGCATTACGGAGATTCAAGACCCGAAATCAACGGCGATTGTGGCGAGGGAATACCGTGGGGAGTTCGGTCCTGAACGGCAAGTGCAAGCAGCGGAGGCGCTGCGCTCACTGCTCAAAGCTCAAGCGGAGGTCAAAGGACGATGATTACTCATCCCGGCACACCTATTCCCGGCTGGGACTGCCCGCCCAAGGCACCACAAGAGGCGGCGACTTTCAAGCCTGTGCCTAAGCGTGAAAAGCCCAGATGGGCAATCAGCCTGGGCGCGGCTTTGAAAAGCTTTCGAGTCACCATCACCAGACGATTCTAACCATAAAAACCAACCCATGTGGACGATGATACCCTATCTGACCCTAGAGTTATTCATGCTTTCTGGCATCACGGCCCTGTTTGCAAGGCTTTGGTATCAAGAGAGGGAATCATTCGCATGGTCAATAATGCATGGTTCAGGATGCTCGGTTACAGCCACAACGAACTCGTCGGTCAACACTTCAAACACTTCACCCATCCAGCCGACATTGATGTCGATGTTTCAGAGGTCAAACGACTCCTCGCCGACCCAGGGGCGGAAGGTTATTCGTTGGCGAAACGATACATCGCCAAGTCAGGCTCCATTGTGTGGGTGGAGTTACACGTCACTGCAATTAGAGACGAGCAGGGGCGTGTCGATTTCTTCACTGTCCTCATCCTCGTTTGCCCTGACAAAAAGGCTGAAGCTGTGGTCGCTGGCACTGGTTTGTTCAGCACTTATATCCCTCGTTTCTGTGACCTCATCCTTGCTCGTCCCCGTGAATTTCTGGCTGCTACCGTGCTGGGGCTTTTTGCTATTGGTCGCATTCCCGTGGCAACAGTCGTTGACCTTGTGAAGAACTATCTTGCGCCATGAGTTTCCCAACACCTCCGCACTTAGAAAGACTGAACAAACGAAAACCCAACCCAATTAAGCCTATGAATGTCGTGCTTTCAAAACTCTCTGAACCCTCCACCGTGCGCGGCCTCCTCGCTCTCGCTGCTGCTTTTGGCGTCACGATCCAGCCGGAATACCATGAGCACATTATCGCGGCTTTCCTCGCTTTGGTGGGCATCATTAACGTGTGGCGCAAGGAGCCTAAAATCCCAAAGGCGGAGGTGGTGGAATGAAAGAGTTTCTCATCAAGCACATTCTGGCGTGGCTGGCTGGCATCACGGCAAAGCAATGGTCAACCGCTCTTCATTGGGTCGGCATGGCTGCAAGTGACGTGATGTTGCAAAGCGGGGCGAACCGCAAGGAGTCGGTAACGAAGATGCTGAAAAACCTCTGGCCTGACCTTCAAGGCTGGGCCGTGAACCTGCTGATTGAAACCGCTGTGGCTTTCCAACGCAAAGCTCAATGATGTTCAAAAAATGCTACCTGTGCCTTCTCTTTTCCGTCTCGCTTGTGGTGACGGTGGTGACGGTGGTGTTGGTTCGGTGCGTGCTAGACTCCGTGGCCCTTCTGCAAATGCCCCACTAAATGAACACCTTTGAAATTCAAAAGATGCAGCGAAGGATTGGCGTGGACCCGGATGGGTTCTGGGGGCCGAAGTCACAAGCGATGTGTCGCGCCTACCTGCGCGGCCTGATGCCAGCAAGGAACCCGTGGCCCCGCTCGGATCGTGAAAGCGTTGAGGCGTTCTTCGGAAAGCCGGGGGACGAGGACAACCTTGTACCGTTCGACTTCCCATTT